TCCCTTTAACATAATATATTATAATATTTTGCGACATGTCAATTGACAAAACGGTTTCCATAACTGGAACTGGTAATCGTTATTTAATCAAAAAATTATTGAAAGAGACACCAGTTGTTAAAAATAGAAAAGAGCAAGGTATTCCGGATGACTATTATACGCATGAAAAACAGATGGATATATTGGAAACGCTTCTCTCGTCAGAATCTGAAGACATATATAATAAATTAATTAAGAATCAGATAGATAAGAAAATATATGGATACCGGGCTCAAGACATGGATAAAAAAAAATACGACGAGGCGAAATTTATATCTTATGAGGAAATAATCAACAAACTCTATTTATGTGAGTTGTCTTGTTATTATTGTAAAGAAAAAATGTGTTTTTTATACAAGATTGTGAGAGAACATAAACAATGGACCCTTGACCGTATTAATAATGATTTGGGACATAATAGCGACAATGTTGTAATGTCGTGTTTGGAATGTAATTTAAGGAGGAGAAAAACAAATTCAGATGCGTTTTTATTCACAAAGCAACTGAATATAATAAAACACGAACAGTTATGAATAACACGTAAAAAAAAACATGGTTTCAAAAAAATTGAAACCTTTTTTCATAAAAAAACAATAGACAGAAAAAGCAAGTAAGAATGTCGGCAAGAAGAGCGCGTGGCGGGGTAGAAGAATCGCGCGTTCAGGAGTTTTATACAATATTCATTGAATGGTGTGATGAACGCGAACCCGAGGACCGCGATCTCAGTAAAATGGAGGTCAATTTGCGGAGACTAGAGGATTTTGTCAATGAACATCTGGCGGAAGGCTGGGAAGCGCTTGGACCGCCACGATTTTCAGAATCGTGGATGAGGGGAGAAAGAACGGGGAAGGCGATTCAATCTTTGGTGCGGAGAAAAAATGTTGAACAAGCAGTGGTGGTGGAAATCCCGGCGGTTATAACCGCCGAGTGTGTGAAACCGGTTCGGTCCTCTTTACGTCTGATTCCTGAAACGAGAAACTAGGTACAAATTCTACAAAAACATTGTATATTTGTTGGTATGTTTTTTTTATGAACAAGCCGATGTTTTTTATAGTCCCCGCAAACATTACATACGTGAATCTCTAATGTTCTATTATTTTTACTAATCCATCCGCTAGGATGTGAAAATACGATAAAAGTAGTTCCTTGTCGTCTTCTATATGCGTTGACTTGTTGTATAAGGGTTCTCCTATTTCTCGCATATATTTTGTCTCTCGTTGATAATTTCTTGAAACAAAAATCCTTGATAACTCTACAAATATCCATGGGAAGCGGAAAATCATTGATGATAAGCTGTTTTTCGGTTAAACTCATGACTTGTCTTGCATAATGGTTCTTAATAGATTAACATTTCAATTTTACACCGATGAAGATTTAAATGGAACAAACCGCTTACAGCGGTTTGCCTTTTAATTCATTTATCGGCAACGTTGCCATTGAATCTCTACTGAGACGCCCTTCGGGCGTCCCATTATAAATATTCAATGGTGTTAATAAAAAAAATAACTAACGATGCGAGCGCACTCGCATATTTTTAGAGAACATAATCATAAAATTTTGTAGAGTATTCATAACGTCCCTTATAATATTTACACGGGAGATATTGGTGTTTTATAATGTAAAACGAAATAGTGTTGCCCCTCTCGGTAATTTGAACATCCCAATAATCGTCCTGTATTTTTTCGGTTTTTCTGCGCACCGCGCCATATAAGTTATGTTGTGTGATTCTTACGAGATGCTCATTCTTTACATCTATTTTTACACATCCCGCTTTCAAATTTTCGTATTTTTTCATGTTGATTCGGGAAAAGATTCCGTATTCTCTGCGGACATCTATGTCTTCGGAATATCCAACGACGTGTCTAATGACATCCAGAGGCAGAATTGCGGACATTGTTTTATAAATAAAAAAAATAGGATATAAAGTTTTCAATTTTTTATGAATAACAAAGGATAATTATACAAGCAACTTGCGGAAACAAAAACCGCCGTCTGTTTTAGGATTATAATTTATCGGCCCGCGACAAATGCATGTGGTTTTTTTATTGTGGTTTGTCACAGGAATCGCACAGCGTCTAAAATTTCCACAAACCAGACACATATCTATTTCAAAAACCCTTGGCGCGTTCCTCGGGAAAACATTTTTCATTGTGATGACCTCGGTTTGTCCATGACCATAAACAGAAATGTTTGTATAAGAAAACCGGACGGTCTCCTCTGTCAGGTCCTTTATTACCTGATTTTTTTTTATTTTATTTTCTTCCTTTGTTGCAATCCAGGCAAAGCAAAAATCTTTGATTATGTCTATAATCTCGGTGGGAACCCGCAGTCGGCTGATAACGACCTGTTTTTTGATAGAGGACATTTTCCGGACTTTGTTACATTAACTTTCAGTAAAGTTATTCAAATTTTTTTGTATTCAATTTTTTTACATTACCTCCTCCTCCCAAATTTTGAAAAGTGAATATGAGGGGAGGAAGAATTTTGTGTTATAATTGTATTTTTTCCGTATACATATTTATTATATGGAAAAAACGGGAACCGTGGAATGGAAGTGGAGTCTCGGAGAAAAATATGAAAAAAGCGAGAGACGCACAAATCTTCATGCTAAAAACGATACAATAAGCCAATCTTTATTATCGGAAAAAGACCCGTGGGGTTTAGACACGAGTGAATTTTTCAAGGCAAACAAGAGAGAAGAGACATATAATAAAATGTCGGAGCGCGAAATGATTTGTCAAGTAAATCAAAATCCTTTTTTGTCAAATAGTAATTATTTGGAAGATATAATTACTCATGAACAATTCATGAAACCAGTCAGCACCTCTATAGAAAAAGAAATAAAGTAAAGAAGCCTATGGTTTTACAATAATTCACCAGTTTTTTTCACGACTTCAAGCGTGATAAAGGACATTAGAATTATCACAACGTAAGGCAAAATGAGAAGGAACCAGGAAATGTTAGTTTTTCCTTGTTTACATAAAAAATTAAGGAACCATGTCCAAAATAAAACAAAGATTATCTTTGCAAACAATGTAGAAGTTTGAAATTTGTAAAATATTCCCATTACGATAAGAAATGAGGAAATAACAAAATAAATAAATGCTGGTTTACATAAGTTTGAAAGTGACATAATTTTATATATTACAGACATAAAATTATGTATTTACTAAATTACCGCGCGAAGGATGGAAAAATTTACATTTGTTGTTTTTTGGGGGGCATGGAGCCTGAGTTGTTCCCTGATTTTTTTGACATTAAAACCGCTTCAACTGCGATGAAAAACAAAAGTAACATGAGAATATAAGGCATTAATACTAAAAACCAGGATACTCCGGAATATCCTTTGCTGCATAAATAATTGAGGAACCATGTCCAAAGAAGAACAAAGGCGCCTTTTATAATAAGCGTAACAGGCTGAAATTTAGCCATTAAACCCATTACCATAAAAATAACAGCTAAAACGAAATATATAAGGGCGGGGGTGCACAACTTGGAAAGAGACATCATTTTATATAATAACGTATTATTAATATTATTTTTTTATAAATAAATTTCGCTAAATTGTCCATAAAAATAAATTATCGCCTAAATTAGTATTTAAACGTACCTAAACATCAATAATCATGTCTGCTGGCGGATACGCAACACAAAATGATTTATTGTTGAACAATTTGATGGATTTTTACAAGGTGAACGACAATCTTGCCAAAATGCTAAAAATAATTACAGGCGAGTCTAAAATATCTCTCCGCATTGTTGATTGGTTTGCTACAAATTATGCAAAGAAATATTATACTCTATATCCGATTGAGGATTCTTTCGGAAATGTTAGACGGTTCAAGGTTTATGTGGACTATAAATTAAAATTAAAGGCATATAGTAAGAAAAAGTTTGATCCCTTTTGTAGATGGGACCGTATTAGCATACCATTTAAAGATGATTCGTATATTGAGACAACGATAGGACAACTGAATTTTTTCAAGTGGACATTTGAGAATGATGTGATTAAATATATTGAGCAAAATTATGAGGCGATAGAAAAAGATATGAATAATCGTAATAGCACGGCGAAAAGAAAGGAGCCTATTGAAAACGCTGAATCAGCAAATAGTATCTCGGTAAACACGAAAACGAGGAAGAAGCGCGAGGAGTTGTCGGTGTCGGCTACGAAAAGTATAAAAAAGGAAAAGGTGGAAATTGTGGTGAAGTTTAATTGATTGTTTTGTATTTAGTGATTGATTTTACAAAAAAATATAATGTAAAATTGTTATTGTCAAAAATTGTTCTTGAAAACTTTATATTTTTAATACAAAATTACATTTTTAATTATCTATACATTAATTATGGCTGCAAACTCTACGATATATTTTTTTGATGCAACAACATTTATTGCTGACGTTTCCGCGATATATCAAAACGAGAATTATGTTTTAGTAGGTTCCGCACGCCCGTTGTCAACTTTTACTCCTGGTATTAGATATGGAGTAAATAATTATAGCAGCACTAAGACTCCATTTACTGACATTTCTGGTAAAATAATTGCTTTTGGACCTAACGCATCCATTTTTTCAAACTTGGTGGGATTAACTAGTATTACGATACCTGTAAACGTTTCTCAAACGGGAAGTAATGGATTGACAAATTGTGCTAATTTAACTAGTGTGAATATTCAAGGGCAAGCTTTTATTGATGCAATTGTTAATAACACGTCAATAAATAATATGGGAACAACGAATGATTATGACAATGTTTCAATATCTACAATTAATCCGAGGGCAATCAATGTAACTTTGGGCAGAAATGTTACTAGAATTCCTCCTTATTACTTTTCTAAAAGTCCAACAACAATATCCGTAACCGCTCCATCTGTCACTAGCATTGGCGCTTATGCATTTAATTTAATGAGCAATTTCACCACGTTCACTGGGACATCGGTGATTAACATAGGTGATTACGCATTTAATAGGTGCTATAATTTGTCTCAATTCAATATGCAAACCAGCGTGGGTTCAAACGCCTTTCCATCACGAATAGGAAACTATGCGTTTTATAATTGTCCCTCTTTAAACACAATTAACATACCCGACTGCGTAACCAGTATTGGCGATAATGCATTTGCCACATATAATCGTGACATTACAAGAGCTTGGTCTACTGATTTAAAATCTGTAATAATAAATGACCAGTCATCAAATCTTTTATCTATTGGATATCGGGCATTTTACATTAGTGGAATTACTAGCTTTACCGTTCCGATTTCGCTTATTTATATAAATAAAGATGCGTTTAGACTGTGTATTTATTTAACAAGCGTTTTATTTCCCAGGTCATTAACTTATAATTTGAAAAATATAGACGATTATGCATTTTATTCTTGTCCTACTCTATCAGATTTTTATTTAGACAATCCAAACTATTCACAGGCTTTTACATCATTAACAAATATCGGATATAATTGTTTTGGTGGGTCTGTTTCAATAACCAATTTTGTATTTCCCATTAATATCACAAAATATGTAGATTTTGGTTTAGGTGGGAACAGAAATATGAGTGTCCGTATAGAAAGTCAGGCGTTGGTAGATTCAAGTAATAATTCTAGCAGTGGAGTCGCTGGTGGAATTTTCTTATCCGCTATGTTTAGATACGGAATAACGAATCAAAATTCTGGAGTAACTTTTAATTCTATTACCTTTGGGACATATGTAACAAAAATTCCTGATAATTATTTTGATGGTTTTTATTCTGCTGGTCAAGTTCAAGATCCTCCTTTTTCTTTTTCTGTTACAGCCCCTTCCGTGCGTGTTATAGGAAATAGTTCATTTAATTCCTCTGCTATAAATAATTTTAATTTTCCTGCATTAACTTCTATTGGAACTAATGCGTTTAGCAATTGCCCACTTCTAAAAAATGTAAACTTGAAATCTTCTCAACTATTGAGTATTAATACTAATGCCTTTGCAGGTTCCGGATTAACTAGTATTACGATATCTCCAGCTATTACCTTAATAGATGCATCTGCTTGCGCAAATTGTTCATCATTAAATAGAGTTTTATTTGACCAAGACGGAAATTATGAGTTAAGAAGCATTGGCGATAATGCATTCTACAATTGTTCATCACTAATTTCATTTTATATGGATACCTCTAGTAATTCAAATGCTTTTGCGAAATTAACAGCCATCGGCTATAATGTTTTTTACAAATGCTATTCAATTACTAGTTTTGTTATACCTATAAATGTGTCCAGCTTTTATGATTTTGGTTTTAGGGATATTACGGCATTGAAAACATTAACCATTCAAGGACAAAAATTCGTAACAAACCCTATTCTTGGTACTCTTCCTGCTGCGTCACTTTACCCCGCGTTTACGACGACGTTTACAACGGGTTATTCTGCATCCAATGCCACTTCTTCTTCTATTTTTATAACCAATGGTATTACACAGGTTACATTTGGTCCAGACGTAACTAACATTCCTGCTGGTTACTTTGGTTATTCAAATAATCAGGGAATTACCTCTTATTTTTCAAATATAAATTCTATAACAGGAATCAACATAAGTACTATCGGAAATAATTCTTTTGGTGGTTGTATCGGGTTAGTGTCGTTTTATGCAAATTCTCTTTCAACGATAGGTTATAACGCATTTGATGGGTGTACCTCACTTTCTTTTACTATTCCTCCATCACCAATCACTATTCCTCCATCACCAATCACTATTCAAAGCAACTCATTATACGCGGTGAAAAATATAACAATTAATAATGAGTCAATTTTAAACACTTCAGGCGTTTCAACAAACGGCACTTCTATGAAAACCATTAGAAGTTATAGTACAAATATTACTATTGGAAGCAATATAACATCAATAGGAACAACAGGAGGTTTGACAGCATTTTCAGAAATTTCAAATATCCCAAATTTGAAGAATATATATTTTTCCTTACCTTCTGCAGTTACTTACATTGGAGAAAACGCATTAAGTAATATTCAAAGTTTAACAAATATCATGATTCCAAATAGCGTAACAAAAATAGAAAAAAGTGCGTTTAAAAATTGTCCCTTATTAACCATTGTAACGTTTGCGTGCCCCAAACTTTCTTTTATAGGAGACACTATTTTAAATGGATGCACATCATTGAAAAACGTTGTTTTGCCACTTTCCCCATTCACAATGCCGAAGTTATCTACTATGAAGGTTGACTTGTATGGTTCTGACAAACTGGATTTAAGTATAAATTATATGTATTTTAGTGATACTTCATCCGATTTTTTCAACATTGATGGTAACCCGATTTCATCTTCTTTAAAAACAATTGTTGACGCGTCAAATATTCTACCACCGTTTAACAGTTCTACAACAACTTCAATTCCGGTAACAGTAAACACAAGAACTATAAATGTATTAGTTAATAAGAATTATATTGCGTCGGAATATTCTCTTGGAGGAACACTTGATATAGCAAGGATCCTTTCTTCTGGAACATCTTCAAATTCGCGATATTTTAAAAATGGTTCCCCCTTAAACTTTGCCGCCGCGGCAACTTTTTCAATGGTTCAAAAACTCCCTACTACGAGTAATTCAATCACTGTAATTATAACAAATTCTGACGCAACTGCTAACTATTTTGGATACGTCTATGATTCCTCTAATAATTCAAATTCTTTTATTTATTATCCGGCAGCACCACTAGCTAGTGGAAATTTATACACGTTTAATGGTTTGTCACCAAATAAAAGGTATAATTGTTATCTTTCTGCGAATTACGGTACACCATCTCCCATTTTTTCAGGTTTAAATTTTAATACATCAAATTATGCGCCCATACCAACTCTACTAAGTGTTACTTATGATGGCACAATTTTTACAATTACGCTAGGAATTTCGTATGGTTCAACCGACCCGTCAATAAATTTTTTATTCAATCTTTCTACATCAGCGTATCCGAAACCACAAATTCCGGATAATTTTTCGGATGCACCAACGCTAACTGGTTCTCCAAAAAGTTTTGGCACTGTGGATATAAAATTAAGTGAAACTGTAACCACTTTGTCATTTACTCAAAATAAATATACAATACCAAAACCGCCGCCTGGAAATAGTTATTATTTTTACGCAATAACAAGAAACATGTCACAATATTCAACATCTATGTTAAAAACAATAGCCATTCCCTCGGCTCCCACTTTAATATCACTAATTAGTTCCACGCCAAACACTATAACTTTTAATATAACACAACCACCAGAAGCGACAGGCATTTATTATACGTTTACAAATGCCGGGAAGAACTTTTCGGGTTATTTTTTGGGGACCGGTCAAAAAACCATTTATTCTCTAAGTTCCAACACAATGTATTCTATCACATTTTACTCATATTTTAATTATTCCGTGAATGGTGTCACATACTATGATCCGCCAAATTCCATATTGTCCGTTCCTTCAACGGTCGTGCCATTTTACACGACTCCTGATCAAATTACTGATCTCGTACAGGATTTTATTATTGATACAAGTAATAATTATTTATTTGCTGGTAACACGACAATAACAAGTATAGGAATTTCTTTTACTCAACCCAGAGGAACTGAAGAACTTATTCTTACTGCTTTTATAACCCCATATTATCTTGTAACTTCAAAATCAACATACGGAACATATTACAATTTAAACACGGCAGATTTTTATGGAAAGGATTTGTCATCAGGTCTTAATGGGAATAAAATAACTGCTACTTTGGAGTTAAGTAGTTTTACAACAGGTCAAGGTGGAGTATTCCCACAAAATTTAATACGGCCGGGTTCGTCTTATTCTCTTTACATATCGGCAACAGCAAATAGCAATGGGTATACTTCCAGTTCTTCAAAAGTGATTGTTTTTACGCGACCAGATACACCACGGTTTCAACAAAATAATGAAACAACTACTACGTCATCTTCAACATCTAAAACATATATAGGCTTCAATTTTACGAATGAATCACCGCCCCTGTTTTACGATTATACTGGCGGGATTGCTAGCACCGGTATCAACACGTATTCCTTAACAAATATAGATAACAATTCACCCAAGCCGTTAAATATGTATTTTCCTCTTTATGATTCATCAAGAAATGCAACAATAAGTGTTGTCCAGCGAACTACTTATCAAGGACTTGCAGGAAATGCGATATACAGTAATTTTTATTTTACTACGGCTTATCCTCAATCTATTAATCTTTCCGAAAACACTTATGAAAATGTAGGAATGCGTGTAATTTCCGATGTTTCACAAATAATTATGAATACCTACAAATTTACTGTATCAGATCTTACTACAGCTCCTTCGCCAATAACTACACTTACTGTTTCAAGTGCAACTATTAATGGTAATATAATATGTGGTTTTTCTCAACCAACAGAATTTTATACAGCACCAAATTATGCGGTCGTTAATGGAACTACTTACGCTAGAGTTGCTGAAATTACTAGTTTCACCGCTAACATTATAGACCCCGACAATATAATTTATAAATATTCTGTAGGAAAATTTGATTTATTATTTCCAACGCTACCAGCAGGAATTGGTCAAATCATTTTTACTTTACCATTGAGTAGTTTTATTCCAACGCTGACGATTAAAAATAAAACTGGTTATTCTATGTATATGACGGCAAGTAATAGGGGTGGGAGTTCCGGAAAACCCTCCACTCTAACGCCTTTAACCTTTTCATATCCCAACCAAAACGCTAGACAAATTTCAAATATATCCACTACAACAAGTATTGGTTTTACATTTGACAATCCGGAAATAACTGGATTTTATTGGGCAATCGGAAGTGCCCCGCCTACAAATACTAATCTCATAACTTATAATAACACGCAGACAATCATTTCCGGTACGACATTTGGAACCCCTGGCACGAAATATGAAATTCATTTTATAGTCAATGCTTATAATTCTTATAGTGGTTCTTTAACAACACTTGATTTTTCCCAAAATTTATACACGGCACCAAATGCTATAACAAGTGTTGAACAGAACACCACCATTGTAAAAACAACATTAGTAACAACAGAAACGGCGGCGGGGTTTACAATTGCCGCACCAATACCCGCACCAACTGGATATGCTTATAAGATGCTTACAACTACTTCTCCTTTTATAGATTTAGGTGCCTCAAATAGTGCAAAGATTTTACCCACCCAACAAAACTCGTCGTTTGACGTATATTTTTATGCGTATAGCGGAACATCGGCTTATCCAATATATTCCGCGTATTTTCTGAAAACTCTTTATACAATACCAGCAAATATAGGAAGTATTAGTCAGATCGGTGCAACAATGACCAGTGTCAATCTTTCAATTTCGCAAGTATCGCCGCCTCCAACTGGGTATTTCTATCGTAAACGCGTAACAGACCCAGCGCGGACTAATATACCGCGTGATAATATTGGTAATATTCTAATAACTGTAAACAGCAGTGGTAATCCGTTAACCGTCAATTCTTCTAGTACATTTTATTTTGATACATATTTTGGAAATTTTGAAGGTAATACTGCTGCTGCTGCTAGTAGCACATTTTTTTATTCTGCTTTATCTACTGAGTTTACTTTTTTCACGACACCGAATGCTCCAACAAATTTAACTCAAACCGGGCAAACTTTAAATAGTGTCACCATGACTGGCACTGGTGTGACAGGATATGGTTATAGGTTGACGACACCCCCAAGTGCGAATTATTTTTTTTCCGCAGGAACCTCGGTAAACATAACCGAAATTACGTCATATACGCCCACTAGTTATGATTTTGTTGCATATAACGGCAATAACAAGATAATATCTGCGACATCTACAAAAATGATATATCCAACTCCGTACGCGCCAACCTATCTTTCCCAAACAGCAACTACAACCTCCGTTTCATTTACACTTACTCTTACTCAGGGTAGTCCTCAACCATCTGGGTATGCTTATAAGTATGATAACGCACAAACTTATACAGACATGAGTAAAAATTTAGACATGAATAGACAATTAAATTTTACGGTGCCAGGACTAGGTCCCAACACAAAATATAGTTTTTCCTTTGTTTCGTACAACTCAACATTTGTCTCAAACAACTTTTCAATAGCTATTAATCAGGATCTTTTTACCGCACCAAGTACTCCATCAATTAGTAGAGTAGAACCAACAGCAAGAACAGCCAAATTTACAATTATAGGAGATGCATTTGGGGGTTTTGGCTATAGTACTTTGTTGAACGGCCCGTTTACAGGTTTCGTGGCAAATCCATTTACTATAGATAATCTAACTCCTAAATCATCATATACATATTATTTTGTGGCATATGGGTATCTTGATGGTAACACTGGCAAATATCCTTCTCTTGTTTCCTCAGCTGTGACATTCACAACTTACCCCGAATCTCCTAATCAGCCAGTAAGCGTCGTGCAAACTTATACAACAACAACAACAAGTTCTGTTCCATTTACAATAACAGATGTTCAATCTCCGCTCCCGAATGGTTATGCTTATCGGACGGCGACACCAACTGGAGTTTATTTTCCACTTGTCTCCCCCTTCCAAAAAACTGGAAGCAGTATTATCAGTAATAATACCTATTACATTGCAGCATATAATGGCACTTTAAATGTCATTAACCGTCCTAATGGAAATACTTATGAATGTGCATTTTCTACAGATTTACAATTTGATTTTTACTATTTACCAAATGATGTAATACGTGTTACTCAAAATTTTCAATCAACAACAACAACCAGCGTTAATTTTACAATTGATGTACCAACTGGAGGTGCGATGGGTTATGCTTACAAATCGGCACTGACAACAAATCCTTATATAGATTTACCTAGTTCAAATACTTCGCTAACAATTCCCGCTTCTACTACAAGTATTGTGTGTTATTTTTATGCATATAATGGTAATTCTCCAAACCGATTATATTCTTCTAAACCTTTTAATTTTACACTTTATACAACACCAGCTAGCATAACAAATATATTTCAAAGTTCGGCAACAACAACATCAGTTGGGCTTACATTTACCCCAGAATCTCTCACTTATGCTTATCGTACAACGGTCAATGGTGTTTATTCAAATGCAAATTTTAACAATAACGTAATAAGTAATTTATCCCCTAACACAAGTTATACTTATTATTTTGCTGCATATAATGGGCTTTTAAACGCAGGAATATTTTCTGCAACTGATTTATCATTCACTTTCTATACGGTGCCATCAACAATAGCAAGTATAAATCCAATTTATCCTAGCACCATTAATTCAAGCGTGAGTTTTTCCTTTACACAACCTACTGGAACAACAACTATTACATCATATGATGCTTATATAGGAACATCGCAAACAACTAGTAATAACTTTTATAAATATACCAGCGTAACAACAACTGGATCATCCACAATTACCTGCAGTAATTTGCCATTAACGTCATTCACGTCATTTAGTTATAATACAAATAATCCTTGTTATTTATATGTTATAGCCAACAATCCGGGCGGAAGTTCTTCTGCGCCTGTATCGGCGACATCCATTTATCCATCGCCAAATTCACCAAGCTTTTTTTCCCAAACAGCAACAACATCCTCCATTACATTTACACTTACCGCACCAACACCTTCACCAACGGGGTATGCTTATAAATTCGGAAGTGCACTTATTTACACGTCTATTTCTTCTTTACCTTTCACAGTAACCACAGGAATATCAGCAAACACAAGTTATAGTTTTTCCTTTGTTTCGTACAACTCTGCCTTAAACAACTTTTCAACAGCTATCACGCAAATACTTTATTCCGCACCGAATAATATAACATCCGCTCCCGTAACAGAGATTACATCATCTTCCGCAAGAGTTACAGTTGCGGCCCCACCTGGAGGTGCATCAGGTTATGGTTATAGCGACTCTTCAGCTGGACCATTCACATATTTCTCCGCCACTTTTACATTATTTACTGATCTTTCCTCTGGAACAAGCTTTGATAAATGGTTTGTTGCGTATAGCTATTATAATTCGGCAGCTGGAACTGGAGTACCTTCTTTAAACCCTTTAAAAGTAACATTCCTAACTCTACCTACCGCTCCTAATGCGCCAATAATAGTGACACAAAGTCCCACCGGAACAACAACAACGAGTGTTGGATTTACCATAGAACCGCAAACTCCGACACCCACTGGTTATGCTTATAAATTACTGACGACAGATGCTGCTTATACACCTTTAACCCTCACAGGTAATTATTATCAAATAGCCGGTCTGTCTAATCCCAACACAAAATACATGTATAATATATATGCGTATAATGGACCGACAACAAATAGAGTATATTCATCCAACTATTTAATCTTTAATGCTTACACTGTGCCGTCGGCAATAAACGATCTTTCTTTTAACTATGATGGTACTTTCTCACTATCGTGCAATTTTACACCATCCGGAAGCGAACGTTGTGATTTCTTTTTTGTTTATTCTATTTATGGTACTACTAATTGGTCTGTTCCCGATTTACTAGGAACAGGGACTCCAGCTGGAACTAAAATGACGTTTACTTTTATCACGAGGTTTTTACCAAATGACATGGCATATAATGCGTATATTTATGCGAAAAATGCTATAAATACTTCCATTGTTGGAGCCATCGGTGCAACGACAACTTTTTATACACTTCCTAGTATGCCACAATTTATTTTTCAAAAAGATGCAGCGACTACCGTCTTTTATTCAACGACTTCACAAATAGTCTTCGTAAGGATAAGGATTCCTTATCCAGACTCCTCGTTCGGCATAAATCCTGGTGCAATTGGTGGTTTTTATCATTATTCTTCCGTAAGCCAAACAGGTGGTAAAGAAACAATTATTCCTATTGGGGGTGCAAATATAAATAAAATTGATTGTATTAATAACATCCTTCTTCTTCCATGTAATAGTTATAATTTTTATTTGCGAACCTACATTGGTAACGTAACAAACATTTCGCCCATTTATCTATTACAAGATACAGCGTATACAGCCCCCTTAATTATTTCTTCTATTTCTTTTATTCCAATGGTTGGAAATGTTACGACAGTTGATTTTTCATTTAATTACACTATTTATGCCGATGCCAAGACGCTACCAGTTTTTACTGCTTTTTTAGAAGAAAACTCAATTACAAACCCTTTGACAGCCTGGACTTTTAGTGCAGGCAATTATCAATTCGTGAGGGAGAGTTATGATGGTGTTTATCAATATACAGATGATAATAATTCAATATACTTGCCCATTAGCCCTCCTTATTCAGATACGGGTACTGTTGGTTCGCCACGGGTTTATGGTAGAACGTACACTATTTCTAATTTGAAAATAACAAACTTTAAAAGTTATGCTACAAAACAACCCCCTAATCTTTATTTAGTTAAATCACCGGCAACATATTACACATTATGGGTTGTAGCAATGAATAATGATACTGTTTGTTACCCGTTGTCTTCTATTCCAAGTTTGGTTTTTTCCACGGCACCGGAACCCCCAATAAAAGCTATTTTTGATAACTGTTATAATAAGGTAGTTGTTAGATTTTATAGTGATTCTGCCGGTACTATATTATATAATCCTACTAACCCAAAAACTGGTACTCAACCTATTTATCTTAGTTTCAGTCTTTTTATTAATGGTAGCCTTTATCCTAACTTTAATATAGCGAGTGTTACAGGTCAGGGAACAGCTCTTGTAATAACTACTAATAATAATTATTTTCTTCCAGGAACTAATAATTATCTTGTTGTTAAATATAATTTAGGCACTTCTTATTCATCTCCATTTACTAGCACATTATTTACCATTCCATATGCATATCCCGCACCAAACATACAACAATTGTCCATTGCTAATATATCTCATAAAGATCCAAGAGGTATATACGACAATTATATAAATTCATACAATATAACTGCTGCTAATTCAGCAACATTTTATTTTGTTAGTTATATTGAGGATAACCCATCAATAATAGCGTCTTATGTTTATTACTATTCAACGTCGGATAAAACCGGTTATTTGCTAGATAGCTACGATGGCACCAATGCTTTAGATAGTAACTTTAATCAACCGTACGAAGGAAAACTTATTTATAATGCATCGACTCCTACGGTTGGAAATAATAGCGGCTTAACTTTCCCGGCTACTTTAATAGCAGCTGGAAAATTTCCTACTACTCCACTTTATATTTACGGATTCGATTTTAATTATTATGCTGCCCCCAATAACCAGATTACTATCTACCGACCATCATCACGCATCTTATATCTTCAAAAGGTTTATTATTACTTAAACAATGTTGTTCTTGCGAAAGGCACTTTGTCGGTTGATATAATTTTTACAAACAACACAACTGCAATAACAAGTGTTGCAAGCTTTATATCTAACTTCAGCGCCATAGATATCTACATATATACGGATTCCATGTATAAATTTTTCAATGTTTTATTATACTCTAGAGAATTTTCTTCTGCGTCAAATAGTTATAGCAGTTATAATTCTGCATTTAAATTAGCTTATAGTAGTAATAAAATTACACTTACCATGGAAGTTGACAAAGCTAATATATCGTTTTTAACTTCTAGTTTGACATATGCTTCTATTAATGCCAGTTTATATTCGGTCAATAAAGGACCTGCAGCAATTGATTTATCCTGTACTTTTAATTCTGGAGCGGGTGGAAATATTTCATCCATAAAATTTTAAACTTTTCTGAATAACCTGAATTACATATCAATGAAACAAAATCATAAAAAACAAAATCATTTAAAACTAATTCGCGAAATAAAACATGGGAAATAAAAACGGCAGCATGATGCCAAAAATAAATTTTGAAGATATGCAACAAGTATGTAAAAATCCAGAGTTGTATTTATTGATAAATACTCTGCCCGAAACAGAGCAACATTGTCTCATTATAAACACGATCATCGCACAAAATGAAGAATCCTTGATAAATAAATACATCGGAATAAGTAAGTCAATTCGTCTCATTATTTATGGTCGTAATTCCAATGATGAAAAAGTATATGCAAAATATAATCAATTATTGGGACTGGGATTCACCAATATCTATGTCTATTTGGGAGGAATGTTTGAATGGTTGATTCTTCAGGATATTTATGGGAGAGAAGATTTCCCAACAACAACAAAACAATTAGATTTCTTGAAATATAAACCGCCCCAACGATTAAATATTAGTCTTATTGAGAACTAACCCTTCATTCGTCCGTCCGAGATTTCCCTTATCTACAACCATAAAAATATTATGTGTATATTTTATTCTGTTAAGAATCGTATTTTATTTTGTGCCTTGTTAAAAAAATGTCTTCATAAATATATTCGCGTGATTATATTTATTTCATTTGACAGCGGGTTATTTACTTATAGAAATTGTTGATTTAGTATATATTTAAATTTGTAAACAATATACATAGATAAATGCCAACGATATATTTATTCAATTCTACTAACCAAATTGGAACAGCTGTTGTATCAGGAACACCTCCAAATTATATAATAAATCTAATAAATTTGAATCAACCTTTAGGTATAACGAATTATTATAGTGACACCTCTAGAATTAATGATATTTCAAATAGCATAGTTGGGTTTCAGTGGAATGGAGGTAAAGCTTTGAGCGTAGCTCAGGGTTCTAAAAACTTTGTTTCAATTGTAATTCCAGATAGTGTTACATATATCGGAATCGGTGCATTTAGATTATCTCTTAGATTAACATCAGTAATTTTTTCTTCACGGTCAAATCTTCAGAGAATTGACGCGAATGCTTTTAATGGATGTAATTTACTATCAACAATAATAATTCCGTCAACTGTTACAACTATTGGTGATTACGCTTTTTACACTAATGTTAGTTTGACATCAGTAACCTTTTCTTCTCCATCATCCCTGAAGAGCCTCGGGAATAGTACTTTTTATGGTTGTAATCAGCTGCCGACAATAACAATCCCAACGACTACAACCCTAATTGGAAGTTACGCGTTTGGTGGATGTACAATTCTAAGTTCCGCCATTATTGATGGGTTGAATTCTTCTTTAGTTGACATAAGCAGTAACGCTTTTTATTTGTCTGGATTAACTAGAATAACCATTCCCGTATCGCTTTCTAAGATAGGGGTCAGTGCTTTTGAAGGATGTCTTTCAATGACAAGTGTTGATTTTGACCAACAATGCGATTACTCATTTAAAAATATAGGGAGCAAAGCATTTTATAATTGCGTAAGCTTAAACTCACTATATTTGGACAATCCAAATAATCCCACAGCATTTGCGGCGTTGACCGAAATCGGATATCAGGCTTTCAGTGGTTGTTCCGCATTGACTAGTTTTGTAATTCCCGTAAACGTTTCCGCCTTTTATGATTTGGGAATGGCTAGTTCGCTGTATTTAAGCGATTTAATAATCCAAGGACAAGCTTTTGTAAGTAATCCGGTTATAAATGGCATTATGATTCCTAGTGCGTACCCAGCTCAACCAACAGATACACTTCCGAACGGTTATAGTCCGCCACTAACTAATGCGTCAAACCAATTTAGTAACATTTCCTCTGGAATATTTTTGCGAGGGGTGGGTGGTGGAAGCACGGCTACCATACAGGGTTTAAATATTAAAAATGTTGTATTTGGACCAGGGGTTACTATGATACCAGATGGTTATTTTGGCATAGTTAACGATCCGGGCAACTTACACAACCGCTCTTATTTTATTTCTGTTACCTCTATTAAAGCAAATTATGTGACTTATATTGGATATAGTTCTTTTTCAGCGTGTATTTTTTTAAATTCTTTTTCAGCAACTTCACTTCAAGTTATATCACCCTCTGCATTTTCCTCAGACGTTTCTCTTTCTTTAATTATTCCCCCTTCCTTAACTAGGATAGATGGATACTATAATTTCCAATACGTAGGAAATTTAATAATTAATAATTCGACAATACTTGATACTCTTTTTTCAAATTCAGTCCCCACTTACAACCCCTTTATTCAGCTTCAAAATTTATTTTTTACAGCTGACAACACATTAGTTGCTTCAGGATTTTTTATCAGACCAAAATCTAGCACTATCACTATCGGTTCTAACATCATAAACCTTTCCTCTCCTTCTGGAACAAACGGGTTATTTCTTAATTCACAGAATTTTTTAAATTCTATGATTGACCTACAATTTTCTCTACCTTCATCGGTTACAAGTATAGGAAGTTATGCTTTTGCTGATGTATTGGTTAGTGTAACTCTTCCAAGCAGTGTTACATCAATCGGTGCCAATGCTTTTTCTAATTGTGCGACAAAATTAACAAGCGTAATATTTAATTGTCCTAATCTTTCTTCTCTGGGAATGACTATTTTTTCGGGCTGCACCTCTCTAACAAAAATAGTTTTACCGTTAAACCGATTTATATCAACAAAAATTAGCACCATAACATCGTTTTTATTTGGTGCGACAACTCCATCTGCTAGTTTAAAAATAACTTATGCTTATTTTACGGGAACTTCGCCTGATTTTTATCAATTCGGGGGAAATTCTCTTAGTTCAAAAATTATTTCCATCGGTTCGTCATCAGATTCCTCTATGTCAATGATAATAAATTCAGTTCCAATAAATATTATAACTAAAGATCCCGCTTCGGCTAACAATACTAATTATAAAGTAGGTGGAGTAGACGTAGACAATTTATTTATTAGTCAATCTTCAATTGGTTCTTCGGGATATACAAGTAATAGAGGCGATCTTTTTTCATTATACCAACCAACAAGTTCATTTACAGTTAGTCAAGTCACCTCAACGCCAAACTCAATAACCATAAATATAGTATCAACTCCGCAATTCGTAGGAACTTATTTTGCCAACATATATATTTCTTCAACTAGTCCCTCGGGTTCGGTTTCAACCTTCTCCACGCTTACAGGAACTCAAAGTTTATTATATAATGTCCCGAATATAACATTGGATGGAAACAATAATTATACTTTTACCGGGTTGAACAAACTGTCTTATTACCTTATTTATTTTTCAGCAAATTACTCAGGTATTCCAAGTCCAATCTTTACACCAATAAATGCACTTTATACTAGTGACTACCTTCCGTATACACCCACATTAGTAAGCTTTGTGTATTCAAACGACACTAGTGCAATAATTACCATTGGTGTTCCCAAAGGGACTAATATATCAAACTTACCAATATCATATTATTTAGCGATTTCGTCAACACCATTATCAAATGTTCTGCCCACAAGCTGTAGTTTAATAAGCACCACTTCAACTACGCTTGCGGGACTTGTTGTAAATAATCAAAGTGATGTTCCTGGTAGCAACATTACAACAAACAATATATCATTTTCTCTTTCTAGTGGAAATTTCAGAACAACTACATATTATTTGTACATTTATTCTAAAAATCTTGCGATTCCCCAATCTTCTATTGTGAATTATTCAAATAATTATCTTACTCTTATATCTCCCCCCTTTTGACTGATTCATCAATCATTTCTCAAAATATGTTATTTACCAATAACATATGTATTTCATTTACTATTACACCACCACCAACAGAATATATTTATTCAACAAGCAATCCGCCGATGGGGATAAGAATCAGTTACACTGAGTCACAGTCAACAATATTTTACTCTGATTTTTCTAATAATGTCCTCCTTTTGGCAAACTCACAATATACATTTTATTTTATAGCGTATTATGGAGACAACCAAACCGGTGTTTTTTCAAAATTACTTTATACAAAACCCAATCCTACGTAATCAAAGTTCATAAAAATTGCATAGATTTGCTTGGAAGAATAATTAACATTCATAAATATAATCGCGGGATTACATTTATTCTTTTTGATGACAAATTATTGTCGGAACGAATTAACCGCTTGTTCTATTTCGGTTTTTAACCATTTTATATGGTTTGCTATTAATATATCGTAAATAACCAGCCTTTTACTAACTATATTTTCTTCCGTATAGAATACCATCATATTCGGTGGACGATAGACTTTTGAATAAACCCAATCAATATTTTCTCCTAATATAATTTGTAAAGACTTACTTGTTCGGCGTGACATTTCTGTTAATATTATTAACAATGATCCAGGTAATTTTTTTAAGAAAAATTCGTTCTGCTTTTCTAACTCACGATTTTTTTTATATAGGATATAATAGTAAAGCCTTTCGTGTAACAAATCTTCCAGTTTTACATAATATACTCTAGCATTGCCTACATCCCTCCTGGTCATCCCTCCCTTGTATATTTGCGATATGATCGGCGATGTTCTGTTTAAAGCCATGTAACCATATCCGATATCCAACGCTGCTAAAAACCCCGACCCGTCTCTTTTAATAATGCTAACTTTGACTATACTGTCAACATCTACTGACGACGTTTTAAACAATTCCAAATCATCAGGTTCCGACAAATGTAGTAATTTTCTTACTTCGGGTGTTTTCGCGACACTTGATATATTGAAATTTATATTGTTTCCTTTTATAGCCCAAATTAAAAACGCACCAATTTGGTAAGCATATCTTTTGAAATTATTTGATGAACCCGGTTGTTTCGGCATAATATAGAAATCAAAATCGTTTGTATTAATGAGTGTTTCTACTTGTATCGCTTTTCCTCCTTTCAATAATAAATAACATGTGTCAGAATTGTCTAGAATAAATGTTATAATGCACATTAGGTAACCCAATATAGACATTTCTTTTTCGTAAGAAAGATAAGGATATGAAGGATTCGGATTATAGAGAGAAAAATGCGGTATCAACTTTGTTAAATCGGCGGACATAGAATCTTCGCCCATTTTACTCATAATTAGATTTTTAATGCTAAGTAAACTCTCCATCGCTGTTTTTGTTGAACCGGTTATTATTTCCATTTTAGGTAACCAAAATTCTCTTATTTCGTAAACTTGTAATTCTAATTCCTTCTGTCTCATTATTTCCAGTTCCACCAATCTGTTTTCTTCCACTTTTCTTAGTCTCTCTTCTTCCTCTTGGTGAAATCTTTCTTCTTCTTCTAATCGTTTTGCTTCCTCTTGGCGAAATATCTCTTCTTCTTCTAATCTCCTTTTTTCCTCTTTTTTAATTCTTTTTTTTTCCATGTCTGCGGCTATTTTCGCACTTTTTGTTAATTCCGAGGAGACTTGTTTACTTGACATTGTTTCTGCTAGCGCTAGTGCAGCGGCGTCCATGGCTTTTTTTTCATCTGCTTCTGCTTTTTTTCTTTCTTCTGCTTTTTTTCTTTCTTCTGTCCTTTTTCTTGCTTCTTCTTTTGCCGCTTCTTGTGCCGCCTCTTCTGCCGCTTTTTCTGCCAGCAATTTCGCCTGTTTCGCTTCTTTTTCTCTTATTTTTTTCTCCGCTTTTGCCCTCGCTTTTGCCGGGTCTTGTGTAATTGGCGCTTTATCGTCCGAAGTTAAAGAAGCAAACAATTCTTCTTCTGCTCGTTTTGCTGCTGATTCAGCATCGCTTTTATATCTAGCCAATGTTTCATCTGTAAGAACTCCGGGAAATGGAAGTTCGGGTTTATAAATATTCAACATGGTTAATATTTCTTCATTGAGACCTTTTCTTGAAACGCTTTTGATATCCACGCCAGGTTTTGTCAAGAGTAAATTAACCATTAGGGTGAAATTTTGTGAACAAGCAATTTCTAAGGCAGTTTTTCCTTTGCTTAATTTATTTATTTCAAGTTTGGGTGAATCAAGAATTAATTTTACCATGTCGGCATCATTCCCTAAAAGAGCAAAAACCAAGGGTGTTGAATAAGGATATTTTTTTGCTGGGGGCAAACTAGAACCAGGTGCATAATTAATATCCAAGCGCGGGTTTTCTATTAATTTTTTTGCGAGTGCCAATGATTTTTCATATAATACCACCTCATACGCGTTTTGTCCACCCTTCTTTTCTTCAAATCCTTTACGTGCAATTCTTAAATAAATAAGAATGGTTAGTGGTGTAAAATACTCTTCATGCACCTTAAATTCAATATTAACATCTGTTATTGGGCTTTCTTGAAGAATACCTGCACATTCAAATGCATTTCTTCTAATCACTTGTGCTAGAGCAGGAATCTTTAGTGGAATACCAGTTTTTTTATTTTTAGTTAAAAAAACCTCATTTGTATCAACACCATATTTTATTAATAGTTGAAGATTTCTTGGGTTGAAATTCATATTTATAGCAGCTTCTAGTGGAGAGAAAACGTACTTTGCCTCCACTATTTCACATTTTTCACTTACACTCGCACCCAATTTCAATACTAACGGCAATGTTTGATTGACAAAAATTTCATGGTCCGAGTCTAACAATAATAAAACTAGTGGTGTTAGCTGACAAAGTCCCAAGTCATCACCCTTTCTATCGTTCCGGTAAAGAGAAAGCTCATCTATGCTTGCGCCACATTCAAAGAGGGTTTCCAAATATTTATTCCTGATAAAACCCACAATTTTTCCGCTTAATTCGCCGAAAATTGCTGTTTCGCCGCGCCAATTCCGAACATTAAAATCCGCATCCTTTTCTTTTAATTTTTGCAATAACATTTTTACTGTAACCTCATCATCTACATTAATCTCATCATCTATGTTGTATAAAATTGAGTATAACAAATAACTTTTTTGTTCCGTCACTTCTCCATCTATAAGAACTGTTGATGAAATTTCAGTGTTTAAAATGTTTTCATCATGTGATTCAATCTCAATCAAGTTAATATATTCTAGTAATTCTTTTTTTTTTCCGGTTAGTAAGTCGCTGTTCTTAGGGAGATCTATTTTTCTATTAATAAGTGTCTGAAATTTTAAAATTCCATTCATTATGTTTTTTATATCTGTGCGGAATTCGTCGGGAGTCGGGTCGCGTCCGCCTCTTTGAACTCGTTGCACACGTTGTAATCGCCTAATGGTGTTTTTCGTATTTTTTTTCCGCTTATATGTTCCTCTACGAATATCTTTATTTTTTTTATAAGTTTTGTTTCGTTTTTTATAATTCTTTTTAGATTGTTTATTTTTTTTCATAATTATATTATGTAATTATTAAAAAAAATCATACTCACCTTTTTATTTTCTCATTGTCCGTCTCTTTTTATTTGCTCGTCTTTTTCTCCTAGATTTTCTGGTTTTTGACCGACGCTTTTTTCTTCCACCAGACGTTTTTGGTGAAAAATCAAGCAATTGTGTCGTCAATAAATATAGCTGCCCGCAGTTTCTATCATCTAAATTCAATGCTACAATAGATTGTATTCCCATTATAACCGACATATCACTAACCTCAAGTAAAGTGGCACGGTCCCGATTTATATCGCGTAAATACCGAAAAAAAATATTAAAGTTATCGTCCGTTATCCCTTGCCCCAAATGATATTTTATGCTGGCTACAAAGTCTTTTTTGTTTTGAACGGTTACTTTTTCTGGAACATCCCGTTCAAAGACTCTTCCTGCTTCTTCGTCCATATATTGTAGACATATTTTTCTAAAACATGAAGCGCGATTATTTACACATCAATAAATTTTATAATGTCTTCCCGCCAAATATCAATCTGTTCCGCGTTTTCACGAATATCAATATCACCATCCAACACTAAAGTATCCAATATATTACTATTTTCGGAAATCATATAATCATGATAAACCCCACACCTTTCTAGATATTCCAAAGAAATGACATCCTCGCCGTTTCTGGACCGCCGCATAACTCGCTCATGACATACGGTCGGTTTTGCCTTGACATAAATAATCTTGCTCAGTTCACAGTCTTGTAAAAACGTATCAAACCACTTGGTATAAATCTGATAATTCACGTCCTCAATTTTTCCCATATCATACAGCATCTTGGCAAATACAAATTTGTCGGTATAAAGACTGCGTTCGGTGATAATAGTCGCGCCAGGACACTCTTCCATCGTTTTCTTCAGTAGTGCCAATCGTGAAATATATGCCATCATTTGAAAGGAAAATGCATATTTGTCTTGGTCCGCATAAAATTTCTCCAGCATGGTTTTCCCCACATGGTCCTTGATGGATTCCCATTCTTTTACTGGTTCATCCAGAAAGACGACGGTGTCATCGCCCTTGAAATGCTCTTTTAAATGTCCCAATAATGTGCTCTTCCCCGAACCAATGTTCCCCTCAATAGACACGATTTGTGATTTGGAATTCCCCATGGTTTTTCTTGTTTAAGCATTAAAGAAAATGCTTTTTTGTATTCAATTTTTATTGGACGGCGTTTTCATAATTCAACAAAAATTGAATGTAAATAATCGTTTAAACCCACGAATATATAATATATATAGCAACATGGATCTGAATCAACGTAAACTGACAAAGTCGGAATGGGAGTCCATTGAGATTCCTGTTTCTGAAGGAGAGAAAGAGGTTCTAACACTCATGATTGCGGGGTATCATGATGTAAACATCAAGAAGAACAAATTTGAATCTTTATTTGCCTTTTTAAAAGTGGATTATGGCGAACAAATGGAAGACCACCTATATAATAGATATTTTCTTGCAAAGATTCGCGAGATAAATGCCGCATATCCGCAAAAATTTCTCGTTGTTTCAGTAAATTCAGCACCTTCAATCAAAAAAGCCGACATAATTCGGATTGAAAAAAACACGCCTGAAAAAGTTAGAACGCTAGATATTTATGAGTATCTTCTCTTGGATATCACGGAAAAAGTATTGAAATATCGGGATAAGAAGAGCAGTAAGTGGTTACTACAATACTTCACTCTTTATAAGCTTTCAAAAAATAATATTCAACATATCAACCGACATATAAAAACGATTGTGGGAGATTTGCTCGCGGAGTTTGAAGAAGAGTTGGACATTGCCAAAATAATAGGTTCTTCAGTAGACCTCATTGAGAAAAACGCCATGTTGTTGAAATATGCCGACATGGTTTTATACGAACATCAAAAACAGTTATTTACAATTATGCGTTCTCCGGGTCCGAAGCTTGTTTTGTATATTGCTCCGACGGGGACCGGTAAAACCCTTTCACCTATCGGGCTTTCGGAAAATGGAAATCGGATTATATTTGTATGTGCCGCGAGACATGTCGGTCTCGCGCTTGCCCGAGCGGCAATTTCAGCAGATAAGAAAATCGCATTTGCGTTTGGTTGTTCATCCGCGGGCGATATTCGCCTCCATTATTTTGCAGCAAAGGAATATACAAAAAACTGGAAATCGGGCGGTATTTGGAAGGTAGATAATAGCGTGGGAGAAAAGGTTGAAATTATGATTTGTGACGTGAAATCATATTTGCCAGCCATGTATTATATGACGGCGTTCAATCCGGTTGAAAATGTTATTACCTATTGGGACGAACCCACGATTACCATGGACTATGGAGAACATGAGTTACATGAGGTTATCAAAAAGAATTGGTGTGAAAACATAATTCCAAACATGATTTTGTCTTCTGCCACCTTGCCGAAATTATACGAACTGACCGAAACAATTGCGGATTTCAAGAATAAGTATCCCTCCGGGAATATACATAATATTGTTAGTAATGATTGTAGAAAGACGATTCCAATCATCAATAAAAATGGATATGTTGTTCTGCCGCATTATTTAAGCGAGGATTATGCGGAGATTTTAAAGATTGTAGAGCACTGTGAGAAAAATTATACCTTGTTGCGGTACTTTGATTTGTTAGAAGTAGTTCAGTTTATTGAATTCCTAGAAAAGAACAATTATGTTTCCCGAAGTTGCATAATATCTAGACACTTTTCCTCACTAGATGACGTGAATATGCTCAACATAAAAATCCATTATTTGCGCGTCCTTAAAAATATTAACAGCGGAACATGGGGCGCCGTATATGTTTCCATGAAAGGACTTAAAAAGAAGAGAATTCAACCAAACACGTCAATTGACCCGAAAGGAAATTTCACAACAAGTTCTGCAATGAGAAGAATATCAAGTATCGGTCCAGGTGTCACATTTGAAGAAAGGGCCGGCATGCCGATAACGAAACTTCTTAGTGAACAGTCAACTGAAAAAAAGGCACTAGAAAGTGAGACGGGCGATTGTGCCATTTATGTCACCACCAAGGATGCGCATACTTTGACGGACGGTCCCACGATATTTCTAGCGGAAAATATTGAAAAAATCGCGAAATTTTGTATTCAACAAGCAAATATCCCGGCGAAAGTCATGGATGACATAATGGTCCGTATAGAATATAACAATAATGTAAATCAGCGAATCATAGAATTAGAACATAAATTGGAAGACTTTATTGAAAAAAATAGCACGCAAAATGTTGATGAACCGGGAAATAAGAAAAATTTAAAGGATAACGAGAAGAGTCCTGAAATAAATAAAATGAACGGGACACTGGATTCACTGCGAGCAATGATAAAATCCGCCGAGTTGAATGAGACATTTATCCCAAATAAACCGTTGCATTTGAAAAAATGGAGTACGGGTGAAATAAAGAACGCGTTTACGTGTGAAATAGATGAAAATGTTATAATTGATATTATGACGCTTGGTGATGTTGCAGATAGTTGGAAGGTATTGCTATTAATGGGAATCGGCGTTTTCACAAATCATGAGAGCATCGCGTATACCGAGATTATGAAAAAATTGGCAGACCAGCAAAAATTATATATGATTATAGCGTCAAGTGATTATATTTACGGAACTAATTATCAGTTTTGTCATGGCTATATCAGTAAAGACTTGAATCTCACACAAGAAAAAATGATTCAAGCCCTGGGACGAATTGGAAGAAATAATATTCAGCAGGATTATTCCGTGAGGCTTCGCGATGATGAACAAATTAGAAATCTATTCTATGAGGAAGAGAATAAGATGGAGGTTCTTAATATGAATAGACTGTTTAGCAGATAATATTTGTATTTCATTTCAAAATATATTGTTTGAAATGAAAAATTATTGTAATTTATTGGAATTTATTTGTTTTTTTTACATATTGATTTCCTCTTTTTTTGGCTTCCCGACAACTACATTTTCCCCCTCAAACAATTCTTTCCGAATATCTGCCGCAGAAATTGTTTGCAAATCTTCCGACAATTTAGATTCTTGCGTATTCATATTTTGAATGCCCACCAAATTCCCTTCTTCGTCTACATTCTGTGTCAACGTTGAACCCGTTTTTTCCGCATTCTTAATATTTTCCTCAATCGCCTTTCGCCGACTTTCCTTTAACCTTTCATCAAATGCCGACTTGGCAAATGACTCATTCTTGGTCTTCTCATGCATCAGCTGATTCAACTCGTCCTCAATATACTCAACTCGTCCTGTTTTGTATGCCTCTGGGTCCCACGGCATCCATAATCCCACCGGACCAACAAAAACATCATGATTGGGGTCAACTTCGCGTAACATCTTGCACCTTAGTTCGGCCTCTTCAACCGTTGGGTAACATCCACGAATCTTCAACCCACGCGTGGCAGTCTGAAAATTATGTTTCGCGTTAAATACATTATCTAGTTCTTCTTCATTTTTATCAACAAATGTCTTGAAATCGTCGTCCATATTAGAATTTGTAATCGCCTCTTGTTCTTCTTTAACAAACTCTTGAAAATCCTTCGTCATATCATCAAATGACAATTTATACTTGAAGGAAACGAAATTTAAAAATTGGACAAACTTCTCCATGCTTTTAGAAAAATCCCACTTCTTTAGGAACTCCTCAAAAAAAAACATTTCCTTCTGCTTCAAAATTTTCTCGGGTGAAACAAAAGAAACGCAGACAAATTTTTGACCAGCAATTGGCTTATCCTCCTCTAACAAATCAACATATTTGGGGTTAATCTTTCCTGATTCTGTTAATTTACGTTCCGCCATATTTTATATTTAGTAGTTGTAGTTAATTCTAAGTTTATTTATTCAACATATATATTTTTTTTCTTTCTATTTATTATAATAAAATGTTTGATGTTCAGGAGCTCATCAAGAGAATCATTAAGTATTTGGTAGAGGGTTTAATGGTCGCTCTTGCCGCCTACGCGATCCCTAAGCGTTCTCTCAATATTGAGGAAATTGCCCTTATCGCTCTTACCGCTGCTGCCACTTTCTCCATTCTTGATACCTATATCCCTGCGATTGGTGTCACTGCGCGGTCGGGTGCCGGTTTCGGAATCGGCGCCAATTTAGTTGGCTTCCCTGGTGGTCTATAAATTACAACGCGTCAAATAATTAGAGAATATTCAGTAATTATTTGATTTTCAAAAAAAACTGGCAAAAATGCCGACAATTCCGACTATACAGGTTTGCGACAGGTGTCCACTCTCTTGATTTTTCTACCAAGCGTTTTATTTCTTTTGATTTTATTTTATTGAATGTTATCTCGTTTAGTGTATTGGATTCTTCAGCACTTATTTCGTTCATCTTGTTCCATACTTCAACAATTTTGTCTTCACTCAATAAATTTCCATCTTTGATTTTTCTGATTCTTATTTCCCCCGGAAGATTTTTTCCCATTAATAAATTAACTATTTTGGATCTCTCGGAATTTTCAGTAACAGGAACCGGATTGAAATCTACAATATAAAGTTCTCTTGGAGAGAATTTACAATCTGTCAGCGTAACTATTGGGTGTAATTTTAATTCCGGTATAAAGGATAGGATGGGAGTATTTATAACCTTGGTTTTAATGAGAGAAAACGAAGGAGTTGTCAATAATAGGAATATGACAAATCCTATCATTTCTTCGTATATATAAAATATACACAAAAAATCTTTAAACCGTTGCGATAAATTCCCAATCAAGGTCTTTACATATTTTTTTCCAAATAATGTCTTGTTCTATCAATTTCTCTCTATCTTTCAACATCGGAATCTCAATTAAATAGTGATGATGTCCTAATAACTCAAATAATTTATACAAAACGTAATAATAATGTAAGAAATTAACACGATAATCAGGACAATGTTTCGCGTAAGGGTATTGTATTTCCATGAAAAAATTACATAATATTTCTTCTAGCTCTTGAGAGATATTGGGTGGACTTATTCCTAGTTTGTCTTTAATAAAATTAATATGCTCATAGTATTTGTTATATCCAAGTTTTTTAAGTAGTCCCTTAGTAACATAATATGTCATTTGCTCGGTGTCTATTCTCTCCTTCTTGATCTGTTGCTTTAAATTTTCAATAACATCCGCCGGTATTTGAGTGGTTTCTTTTCCCTGAAATTGCGCCAATATTTCCTTGAAATGATTAATCTTTTTATATGCATAAAAACATATTTCTTTCGGTGGTTCCTTATAAGATGGTTTTTCGTTTTCAATCAAGTATTGAACATTGGTAGAACAAACATTACAAATTAACACTCCTTCATCGTCCATCGGAATTAATTCTCCCTTGAAACACGATTGACAAACATCTGTTGGTCTTGCATAAAAATGCACATCCAGGAAAGAATCGTCTATGTTACTTAAATATTTTTGAAAAATGTTTTTATTTTGAGCCTCAATGCCAGTAACATTTTCTTCATTTTTTATCTTGAAAAATGTATTAATTAATTTACTCTTTGTTGTTACCGCATTATTGGTGGGTTCGCCCATTGAAATGCTTTTTTTATTTTCAAAATACTCAAATATAAATTTTGAATTGTCCAGATAATAATTTTTTTTTTTTAGTCTAAGCGATTTTATTTCGTTGTTGATTTCTGCAACACGGTCTTGATAGTCTAATACTTGTTCAATTATTAAATCAGGGGTTGTTTCATTATCCGACAACTTTTGAAGAATGATGTTTCGCTCTTCTTTAAGTTTAGGGATTTTGTCCATTTCGTCTTTATTAAATTCATTGATGAATTCTTTATGTTTTCCATCTAGCGTTGTGGAATTTTTTTTATTGAATTTATTTTTTTTTGCTGCTTTAGGTTTAAATGATGGCATTTATAGTTATTTATAGTTGTTTGTATCTATTTTTTTAATTGTTAATAAAGAAAATATATATTTTACTTTTCTTCTTGAAAAATATGAAGCAGACAATAGACGAAATAAACATTCATGTTCAGAGCTCCGAAAAAACAAAAAACGGCTATGACATAACTATTGAAAATGTTAAATTTCAGAAAATGTTGTTTTTATTCAACGCAATAAACGATGGTTGGCGTGTTAAAAAAGATAAAGATTCATATATATTCACCAAAAACCATGAGGACAAAAAGGAAATTTTTACAGAAACTTATCTCTACTCTTTCATGGAAAAAAACTTTGACATGAACAAATTACTAAAATAATGTTTTTAAAAATAGTTACCAGCATATATGAATAAAACTTTGAAAAAAACAAAAAAATAATGCTGAGTTTGAATAGATGTGTGCTTTAAAATACAATTAATTAACAATTAAATGTATTTTTCTAAAATTTTTTTCTTTAGGAATATTATAAAAATGGGCGGTGGCTTAATGCAATTGGTCGCTTACGGCGCACAGGACGTTTATCTCACAGGCAATCCTCAGATCACTTTTTGGAAAGTTACCTACAGACGCTACACAAACTTTGCTATTGAATCCATTGAGCAGACATTCAACGGACAGGCTGATTTTGGTCGCCGTGTTACCTGCATTATCAGCCGCAACGGCGATCTTGCTTACCGCACCTACCTTCAGGTGACCCTCCCCGAAATCAACCAGCAGATGAAAAGCACTACCGGCAACGTATATGCTCGTTGGTTAGATTTCCCTGGCGAGCAGCTCATTGCTCAGGTTGAGGTTGAGATTGGTGGTCAGCGCATTGACCGTCAGTATGGTGACTGGATGCACATCTGGAACCAGCTCACCATGACTTCCGAGCAGCAGCGTGGTTATTTCAAGATGATTGGTAATACCACCCAGCTTACCTTCATCACTGATCCTAACTTCGCCGACATTGATGGTCCTTGTGATTCCAACGCTCCCCGTCAGGTGTGCGCTCCTCGCAATGCTCTTCCCGAGACCACTCTCTACATTCCCCTTCAGTTCTGGTTCTGCACCAACCCCGGTCTTGCTCTTCCCTTAATTGCTCTTCAGTACCACGAAGTAAAGATTAACCTTGATTTACGTCCTATTGATGAGTGCTTATGGGCTGTCACCACTTTAACTAGTAGTTCCGGCGCCACCGTTTCCACGACTGCTGCTACCATCGCCTACAACCAGTCTTTAGTTGCTGCCTCTTTATATGTTGACTACGTGTTTTTGGACACCGACGAGCGTCGCCGTTTTGCCCAGAACCCCCACGAGTATTTAATCACTCAGCTTCAGTTCACTGGTGACGAGTCTGTTGGTTCTTCTTCCAACAAGATCAAGCTTAACTTCAACCACCCCTGCAAGGAGTTAATCTGGGTTGTCCAGCCCGATCAGAACGTTGATTACTGCTCGTCTCTTTTGGGTGGCGCTGTCCTCTACCAGTTGTTAGGTGCCCAGCCTTTCAACTACACTGACGCGCTTGATGCTCTTCCCAACGCTATTCACTCTTATGCCGGTTCCAACATTAACGGTCCTTACGGCGTCATCCTCTCCAGCGGTGTTCTTAGCGACCAGGGCGCTGATAACGTCGCTAGCAGTTTTACCAACGGTATCTTCTGGAATAGCAGTGCTTATAACAACGGATATGGACAAGGTTTTGCCCCTGGTGCCAACACGCCTCCTACATACACCGCTGGTGGTAATGTCGGCACCTCGCCCGAGCAAGGCTCCTCCGTCTCCGACGCCGGTTCCTTCGTCCTTTGCGAGACCTCTCTTGACATGCACTGCTGGGGCCAGAACCCCGTCGTTGTTGCCAAGCTCCAGCTCAATGGCCAGGACCGCTTCTCTGAGCGCGAGGGCACCTATTTCTCCTGGGTCCAGCCTTACCAGGTGCACACCCGCTCCCCTGATGAGGGCATCAACGTCTACAGTTTTGCTCTCCGCCCCGAAGAGCATCAACCCTCAGGCACGTGCAACTTTTCACGCATTGACAACGCCACCTTACAGCTTGTGCTCTCCAACGCCACCGTTGAGGGCACAAAAACCGCCAAAGTGCGTGTCTATGCTACCAACTACAACGTCTTACGTATCATGAGTGGTATGGGCGGGTTAGCATATTCCAATTAAGCACATTACCGTCTGGTATTTTATTTTCTATTTTTAAAATAATTTAATAATTAATGCTTTTAATTATTAAAAACAAAAAACAATATAAAGACATAGTAGAAAGTAATATATAAAATGAGCGTGGATATCGTAAATCTCATTGAAAGCAATCCGATTACCAAGCTAAACGGTAATTACCATTCAAAATTGGTTGAAAAGGTGCAAAAAACCTTTACAAATTATGAACAACAGATGTTTGTTGCAAGTTTTTATTGTTATTTGAAGCATGATAATAAGAATGATTTTGTAATTGATCTAGATAATGTGTGGAAATGGTTAGGATTTCAACAAAAAGTTAAAGCAAAAGCCCTCCTTGAAAAAAACTTTACTATTAATAAAGACTATAAATTGTTGCTCTCCCAGCTGGGAAAGCAACATGAAAAAACACAAGGAGGTCATAATAAAGAAACATTTATGTTGAATGTTGACACTTTCAAGAAATTTTGTTTGAAGGCAGGAACAAAGAAAGCTGATGAAATTCACGATTATTTTATTAAATTGGAAAATGTTTTACAGGAAATATTATTAGAAGAAAGCGAAGAATTAAAAAAACAATTGTTAGAATTAGAAGACAAAAAGACCCAGGAATATAATGTAAAACTAGAAAAACAAAAAATATTAGAACGAGAGAAAATATTACTCAAAGAATATGCAACAGCTGGTGCCATTTTCTATATAATAAAAATTAAATCTTTTGAAAATGGAAACTATATTGTAAAAGTGGGCGAAAGTCGTAGAGGAGTTTTGGATAGATATAAGGAACATAAAACTAAATATGAGGAGTGTTTATTATTAGATTGTTTTACCGTCAACAAAAGCAAAGATTTTGAAACTTTTATAAAAGACCACGACTCTATTAGAGGAAGCAAAGTAAACGATTTGTCCGGACATGAAAACGAACTTGAACTATTTCTTATAGGTAAAAACTTATCATATCAATCATTATTAGACATTATTAACAAGAATATAAAATATTTTGATAACAATGACACCAATAAGTTAGAACTTGAAATTGAACAATTAAAATTATTACTAGAGATGAAAACAACAAATAATGACAATCTTTTAATTCAAGACTTAATTAAAACTGTAAAACAAATGTCATCTAAGATAGACAATTTGGAAAACGCAAGCAAAGATATTGCATCAAAACTAAACTCTATGCAAACAAAAACAACCACCAATTTTAATCAACCATTGGTAACACTAGGACCCCGATTACAAAAAATAAATCCAGAAACAATGGCGCTCATTCAAGTATATGAATCTGTTGCGGAATGTCTGAAAGAATATAACTTCAAGGTAAAGCGACCAAGCATTGATAAAGCGATAAAAGAAAATACAATTTATAACGGATTTAGGTGGGCTTTCGTAGACAGAAACATAGACCCCAATATTACATCTAATATAGAGCCAACAAAACAAACAAAAATCCAAAATTTGGGTTACGTAGCTAAATTAAATAAAGAAAAGACAGAAATACTCGCAGTTTATCTAGACCGAAAAACAGCAGCCATTAAAAATGGGTATGCGTCAATTTCTGCATTGGACACTCCAGTTAAAAATATCTCCCTAACAAATGGTAATTACTATATTTTATATGATAAATGTCACGAACAATTAAAAGAATCGTTTGAACACGACCATGGAGAACCCTTACTATACAAGAACGGCATTGGACAATTCAATGAGAACAACGAACTCATAAAAGAATTTGTTTGCAAATATGACTGCATAAAACAAGTCAAAATCGGAGACAAGACATTGTCAAAAGCACTTGACAAGAATGTTCTTTATAATGACCATTATTTCAAGACGATCGGAGAGAAAATATTTGTCGGTAACTAATATTTTCCAAATCTAAATAACAAGGGGTTTCTTATCAAAATGTCCACTGAGCACGGCGTTATTCGCCACCATCCCCATAGAATCCCCACCATTACTGTTCAAAACAAGATGAGATTTGATGTCCGCCAAAACACTCATAATTTTATCTATTATCTGCGCCATCATGGTGGAATTCGCTGCATTAACGGTTTTCAATACTTTCATCCAACAAACTAGTTCAGGATTATTCACGCTAAAATTTAGGTATGCTTTTGATGACGTAAATTGTATTAATTCTTTTGCCACTTTATCATTTTTATCTTTGATTGATTCCGGCGTTTCTTTTTGCATCTGCGTATTTATCGCGTCACAAAATTTCTTTGTCGCGGCGTCATAAGTCGCGTCGTGTTTGTTTTGCCCGTTCGCCGGTGCGGTTGTTTCTAATCCTTCAAAAAAATTTCTTCTAGTTCCGCTATTAAATAAAATTATTAATCCTAAAATAATTCCGGCGAATAATACTTTATTTGATTTCAAAAAAGATAGCATTGTCTATTATATACAATTATATTTTATTTATTATTAATTTGTAAATGAATATAAAATAGTAATATGTTATTATTATAATATATTACTTAATTAATGGCAAGAAAAATGGCTCTTATCACGGGAATAACTGGACAAGACGGGTCGTATTTGGCTGAATTGTTGCTAGAAAAAGGTTATGAAGTCTGGGGAATCATCCGAAGGTCGTCCAGCATAAATACTCAACGCATTGAACATATTTTTTCCCAATTAAATCTTCGGTATGGTGATTTGGCAGACGGAATAAATCTGACAAATATACTTAATGAAATAAAATCAAAATCCGATTTAGATGTTTTGGAAGTATATAATTTAGCGGCAATGAGTCATGTTAAAGTCTCTTTTGATATGCCCGAATACACCGGTGATGTTGACGGTCTAGGAACCTTGCGGGTTCTTGAAGCGTTGCGACAATCCGGGATTCCGCAGAATAAAATCCGATTTTACCAGGCGTCTACTTCAGAGCTGTACGGAAAAGTCATGGAAGTCCCACAAACCGAAAAAACACCTTTTTATCCGAGGTCTCCTTATGGTGTTGCTAAATTATACGGATTTTGGATTACTAAAAATTACCGCGAATCATACGGGATGTATGCTTGCTCCGGAATTTTATTCAATCATGAGAGTCCTAGAAGGGGACATAATTTTGTTACACGTAAAATAACAATCGCCCTGGGAAATATTATAAACGGAAAACAGGAGAAACTAGTTCTGGGTAATATTGACTCATTAAGAGACTGGGGGCATGCAAAAGACTATGTTCGCGGAATGTGGTTAATAATGCAGCAACCTGTCGCAGATGATTATGTTCTCTCTACCAATGAATATCATAGTGTCCGCGAATTTGTGGAGAAGTCGTTTGCCTTGAAGGGATTTCAAATTGAATGGACGGGAACTGGGGTTGATGAAATTGGTTATGATATGATAACCGGGAGAGAACTTATTGTTATTTCTGAGAAATATTTCCGCCCCGCCGAAGTAGAAGAATTATTGGGTGATAGCACCAAGGCGAGAAATGAAATGGGTTGGGAACCTGTTTACTCATTTGATGAATTAGTAAAAGAAATGGTGGAAGCCGATTGTTGAGTAATTTTTACCTTACGCGATGATGCGCGTCTTTAGGACTTGAAAAGTTGAAAAATTTTTCCGTTTGTTAATGCGAAAAATTTTTTAATATATTTATTATGTAAATGTTGTCAACAAAAAAAACTCTTTTAATAACCGGGGGAACTGGATTAGTAGGAAATGGGATAAAAAGTATTTCAAAAAATTACCCCCATTATGATTTTATATATATTTCATCAAAGGATTACAATCTTTCTCTCATGAATGACACGATTAAAATGTTTGAAGACACGAAACCTTCTTATGTTATTCATTTGGCAGCATGTGTCGGAGGTCTTTATAAAAATATGAACAATAAGGTGGAAATGTTGGAGAAAAACTTGATGATAAATTATAACGTTGTAAAATGTTGTCATGATTATAAAGTGGAAAAAATGGTAGCTTGTCTTTCAACGTGTATTTTTCCTGACAAAGTGACATATCCTATTGACGAATCAATGTTACATAATGGCCCACCTCATCATTCCAACGACGCTTATGCTTATGCAAAAAGAATGTTACATATTCACTGTAATGCATATAGGGAGAACTTCGGAGACAATTTTGTTTGTGTAACGCCGACGAATATATATGGCCATCACGACAATTTTGATTTAGAAAATGGACACGTTTTACCCGCGCTAATTCATAAATGTTTTTTGGCAAAATCCCAAGGGGTAGATTTTGTGGTGCGGGGAACTGGAACTCCCCTGAGACAATTTATTTATTCGGAAGATTTGGGACGCCTTATTATGTGGGTTTTGGAAAATTATGGGAGTGACGGGATTGACGGGAGTGACGGGAGTGACGGGAGTGACGGGAGTGACGGGAGTGACGGGAGTGACGAAGGCGTAATTTTGTCTGTCCCCGAAAACCATGAAATAAGCATTGGCGATGTTGCCCGGATTATTGCAAAAAAGTTTGAATATTCCGACAGATTAGTTTTTGATTCTTCTTATAGTGATGGTCAATATAAAAAGACAGTAAGTTCTAAAAAAATTATTGGGTTAGTGGAGAATTTTCAATTTACCGACATTGAAACCGGGATTTCGGATACTATTGATTGGTTTCAAAAAAATAAATAAAGCTATTCTATTAAAATAAATAATGATGAAAGTTACACATATTCCAAAAGAGTTATTACATATAATATTAGAATATGACGGAAGAATCAAATATAGAAATGGAAAATATGTGAATGTTATCGCTGAAAATGATGAAAGATATGATATTGTTAAACCATACGTGAGTAAAAAAATGGAAATATTGAAAACAATAACCATATCGGATGACCGTAGTTTTTATTTTCAATTTAGTTTTGACACAATTAATGATATGGGATTATGTTACGACCTCGGGTTTAATGAAAGTGATGTTTTTGAAATATGTTATTATGATACGAGGAATGCTTGCTGGGAACTAATTAGAACATACATATAAATTCAGCATTTTTGCGGTTTTAATAATGATTATTGCTGAAACCTTAGAAAAAATTTTACAAATATGTATCCACCGAGTATACCATAAAGCAAGAAACCGACACCCGTCAAAATAATAATTTTTGCATAGGTTTTCATTCCTTTTATAGAACGTAAACTTGTCTTTATATGATTTGTCGGTGTTTCTACCACTTTGTCTTTTTCACGCTGATTTTAGGTCCCTGACCACGCTTCTTACTATTACTCGGGTCATATTTTTCTTCTTCCTCATCTGAATTAATATCTTTACTGAGTTCCCAAAACTCCTTTGAACCTAGCTTGAAATCGTTATGCGAATCGGCTTTATACCAGAAAACTTGTTCAGTAAGTCTGTTTGACTTGGCGTTGTTATTTATTACTAGGCACTCATAATTCTCAGTGCACTGGTCCATGACTTGACAAAAAGACTCAAATGTGGGAAACATTCCGGCGTAATTCTCATAAATGCGTTTCCGATTCGCAATATAAGGTTCTCTCAAAAGGAAAACATAATCTATGTTGGTTCTCAGTGTGGGTGGAATGCCCAAAGGATATTGCATTGTTATGATAAGCATGATTTTCCAATGTCTCCCGTTCATAAACAAAAGGCGCATCATTTTATCGCGCGCCCAGGTGGCGTCATAGAGACAATCATCTAAAATAACAAAAGCCCGCGGGTCAATAGAACTTCTCTTAAATGCCTCCATTTCTTTCTTGATTTGTTTCAACACAGACTTTTGTCGTTTCAATATATTTTCAATAATCGCAGTATTATATTCGTTATGAATAAAAAGCTTCGGCACGAGTTTACCATAGAATCCGTTACCCTCTTCTGTGCCGGCAACAACGACACCAATAGGAATATCTTGATGATAAAAGAGGAGGTCTCTTACCAAGAAAGACTTTCCGGTATCACGCCTTCCTACTAAAACAACCACCGGACCTTTTGCCTCGTTCGGCTTAAAGCTAATGGTTTTCATATCAAATTTTTTTAGCTCCAAAGACATAAGTTTATATATTTATGATTTTTAATAAAATAAATATATACGCATTTACCTTTTTTGTTTTTTCGTGTTTTTTCTGTTTTTCTTGGGCGTGCTTTTCTTGTTTTCCGTTTTTCTGACGTTTTTCTTGGTCGTTTTTCTTTGTTTCGTTTTCTTTTTTCTTCCAGCATTCATGCCAGATGAAATTCGTCTGCGTTCAGCCATTCTTTGCATATACCCTCCGGGTTGCCCTTCAAAATTCGGCGCGACAGCTTCCGGCATTTTTGCCATTATCATAACAACGTCTTGTTGAACCGTCGTTGCGGAAAACATAATAAACTGAAAATTTGCGTCCACCGTCAAGGAAGTTATTGAACCTACATTGGGTGATATTGTATGAATCAACTGTAATCCTATACCGTCCCACATTTTAATTGTTCCATCTATAGAACCAGTAATTACATACGCTTTGTCGGGACTCCAACCGAGACAATTGATTCTTCCGCCATGTCTTTCCACTCCGTCAATCGCTGGTGCATGCCCAAACAAAAATGCAGCGCCCCCTCCTTCCGGAATATCAAACTCGTTTTCCTCATCTTCTTCACGTTGACGTTGGATAAGAGCATCGTGTGGATATAATGAAACTTCTCCGCGTTCGTTTCCGGTAGCAAATAGCCCATGTCCACCCCATGCCAAAGCAGTTATCTTGCGTTCAACAGTAAAATGATATTGTAACACTCCTTGTTCATTCCAGTTGGAAACTATATAAAATTCGGCATCATCATCATCATAACAACTCGTCACAATTCCATTATCTTCACTCCAATCAATAAGAGAAGTGAGTGGTCTTAGCTGCGTATGTCGGTGGACTTCCGCTAATTCTGCGTCATGCAAAGTATTCATTCCAACAATTCCCGTACCCCCCAATGTGTATATATCAACATCCCCCCCATCAACACATGCCGCGACGCGCATGCTATCTGGACTCCAACAAATGCTTCTCATGGTTGTTCTCATCCCCAAATCCGCCTCCACTAACATACGAAATGTGTTTCCACACAAATCCCAAATTTCTATCGTTCCGTCAGAACAAGTCGCCGCAATTTTTGTTTTATCGGGACTTGAAGAAATAAATTGTATAAAGTTTCCTCTTTCTTTCCTATCGTCTTCTGCTAAAGTTTCACCAGTCTCAAAAGAAAGTAACTCTATTCCACCTGTGCTACCCCCACGGAACTTACCGCAAGTTACGAATCTTACATTTAAATCATCTTCGTCAGGTATTAAAGTTATCGCGGTTATCTCATAGAGATAATTAAATCGTCTATCTAATTGAAAATTAAGTTCCTCTTCATGGTCTTGGTCGTCTACTTGCATCATTTAAATTTTATATATATATATTATGTATATATATTAAAATTGAATACTAAAAATGCATAATCGTTGAAAGAATCAGAGAAATGACACCAATCAATTTAATGTCGCTCACAATAAATCACAATGTCACCGTTAGACATAAAGAAATAGAAGATTTTCTTGAAACAAACAATTTATATCAAGTACTGAGAAGCAAAAACGGGTCGCCGATTCTTGAGTATAATAAAATGTATTATATTCAACAAGCACCAAAAATCGCCATGCCTGTAGCAATGTTCGGAACTTTTTGTGGAATAACCGAAGATGGAAAATATCAATTTAAAAATTTAACTGTAAACGGATTTGTCGGTTTTGTTCACTTATCAAATCTTGAATTCCCACCAGCTCAGTGGGTACAAAATGAGTATTTTCATAACACGAACCCACATGTAACTATTATGGACGAAACCACCCGAACAAAGCTACCACTAGACGTTTTGATTGATATTGGAAAGTTTGTTGGACGCCAGGAAAAAAGACTTTAGAAAGTATAAGTTAAAATAACATATAATTTATATTTCATTTAGCTAATGGAGTTGGTAGAAATGATCAATTACGAAAAGCGAAAAAACACGGAATTGTTCACGTGTTTTGAAGAGGAACGCTTCACAAACTTGTCTCATATACAAAATTATATCCCAATATACGACCGTTTTTTTGATTTGAATGAGACAAATTATAATTCCATCAATTTAAAACATAAATGGTTCATCACGAATATTAAGCAAAAAGATGACGAAAATAACAATCTATACAAATGTAATCTGAAAAACGGCAAAACGAACAAAACAAAGGCAAAAAATGTGTTTTTTAAAATGGCGCCACTACTGGACCCCTTTAAGTATATAACGGGAAAATATAATATATTGGACCCGAATTTATTTAATCTACCAAAAACCCCGAATGTCCATGCGAAAATTACAGATGTTAATAATTCTGCCTACGTAGATGGTTTTTTTTCGTTTCTAACAAACAGTCTGAATGAAAAATATGGGTTTTCACACGGTGTTGATTATTATGGTTCTTTTCTGGCGATAAAAAATTCTTTCATGTTTGACGTGGCAGATGATGTAGAGTATTTATCAAATTGTGATTTCTTCAAAAAACACAGAAACAATTTCTTCAGTGTTGACGATTTCCCTATTTTACCGGAAAATAACTCTTTGGCGCCTCTTAAAATATCAAATGAAAATCTTAATATTCAATCATCTATTAATCCGATTAACGATGAAATGTTTGAAAATTTATTTGATTCATGCGGGACAAACGAATTGTCTCCGGAAACGTCATCTTTATGCGACATGTCAAGCAAAATATTAGATGTTGTTGGTTGTGAAAAAATAAGAACCCTAAAATCAGAATCTAGTTGTTCCTCTCGGACATCTCATACATCCGGTTCTTCCAATTACGACAGTGAGGAAGATAACGAAGAAGACAGTGAAGAAGACAATGAAGACAATGAAGAACATCACGATGACTGCAGTGAGTATTCAGACGGCGCCGAAATATTTGCTACTATTCCAAAATTTCCTGTTCAAGTAATATGTATGGAATATTGTGAAAATACATTTGACGATTTGATTGTTTCTAATGATTTGTCCGACGAAGAATGGGTTTCCGCATTGATGCAAATAATCATGATGTTGCTCGCATATCAAAAAGCTTACTCGTTTACTCACAATGATTTACATACCAATAATGTAATGTATGTAAAAACCGAAAAAAAATATCTCTATTATTGCCATAACAACACACATTATAAAGTCCCCACCTTTGGTAGAATTTTTAAAATAATAGATTTTGGGCGTGCTATTTATAAATTCGGTGGGAAGTTATTTTGTAGCGATAGTTATCAACCAGGTGGAGATGCAGCAACACAATATAATACCGAACCATATATGAATGAAAAAAAACCGCGCCTTGAGCCTAATCCTAGTTTTGACTTATGTCGCCTGGCGTGTTCTATATTTGATTACGTGGTGGACGATTTAAACGAAATCAAACATTTAGACAAGTGTGACGATATTGTCAGATTGATTGTGGAGTGGTGTCTAGATGATTCTGGTATAAATATTTTATATAAAAACAACGGAGACGAGAGATATCCGGAATTCAAGCTGTATAAAATGATTGCCAGGACGGTTCATAATCATACTCCTCAGGAACAACTGAAGCGTCCTTTATTCAAAAAATTGGCTGTTAATAAATCGGCAATTGATGTGAAGGAGGATATTATCAACATTGACACTATTGACTCATGTGTGAATTTATGATTTTCGGGATAGAAATACTAGAAAATCTGAGGATTTGCTAAATAATAGAGTACAAACAAATAGCACAAGATTCCTAAAATAATAGAAAGTAGCCAAATGGGCAAAATCGTTTTATTTCTATATCCAACTCCGAATTCACGAATACTGCCATCTGGTTTAAATAAAAATCCCGGTTTCCCTACTTGTATTGTCGCGAAAATTGTCAAAAACAATATAATTGCGACCAATGTTGGATTGTTTCTAATAAATGGACGATACGACATATACTATAATTATAAAAAAGGTTTATAATTATATACGTTTATTCAAAGAAAATAATCTTGATTATAATATTTTTTCAGTAAATAACTGTGAATTTTAAAATCATCTTCAAGTCTTCCTGGACAATCCACGCCAAATTGATTTTCACAGGAATATGTAAAATTTCTTATTCTTATCATAAAAATATTTTCATTTTCTTCTAATGATTTTGCCAAGGAATCAAATTGTAAATTGGTGCAATTTACTTCCAAGAAATCTGCCACGCTTTTTATCGGAATATTTAATTTATTAAGAATAAATCCAGCACACCTATCGTCAATCCCCTCGTTATCAACAATAACATCATTATATATGAATTCCTTTGCTATATCCGGCGTTATTGTGAATAAATACCCGGAAGGAAATGGGATGGGTTGTCCGCCATAAAATATTAATCCGCTACAACATTTTTCTCTGGGAAGATTTTTTAGATAGTGCAAATATCTGTCAACAATAAAAAAGGTTGACAAATTTGGTCTGCTTATAAAATCAAATTCATTAAGTCTTTTTTCAAAAACTTTCAAGGTTAACCAAAATTTTTTCCATAAATCCGGATATTTTTCTTCTGTTTTCACATAAACCGTATCCCCTATAATCTCGTAATCGGTTTCAAGATTTTCATTTGCTTTATAAAAGTAAGCTTCTATTTCTTCATTACCATGAACGTATTTACGTTTGATATCTTGTAATTTATCATATATATTGTCTTTTCCACCATCGCTTGCTAAAATTAACATTAATATTTTCATATACTCATTTGTATGAAAATATTAATTTAAGAACAACGTGTATAAACAACGTGTTCAATCATACATTTCATCTTCTTCGGCGTCTCGTTCCTCGCCGAATCTGCTAAATCCGTCCATATAATCTTCTGTCATCCCCCCCATATCATATTCTTCCTCGTCTATTTCACGTCCTCGCTCTTCTTCGTCTAAATAATCATCCACATATTGTTCAATATTTTCGTCATTTACGTCTCTATTTTTTCTCACCTTTCTCTCTAATTCCGCGAGCTTTTCCATCTCCTCGCGTTCTTCGTCATATGTCTCTTTGACATAACTGGTTAACCCCTTTCTCAGCCCCTTTGACCAAACTCCCAATTTATTTATTTTAAGAACTGTATCTGTCTGCCTTTCTTCATCCGTCAATGATTTCAATCTATCCGTAAAAGTGTCCTTCTCTTTTTCCTTTGATTTGAATACTTTATCCATAACCGTATCATAATTAGTATCCACAATGTTTTTATGTTCTTCAATAATTGATAAATAGGCAATCAATAATTTACTGACTTTTCCCCTGAGTTCTTTTTTATTGCCCAACAAAATAGTGGGGTCTAAAGAGGGCATTAATACCTGCTCTTCGTCTTCCAAATCTTCTACCGTATCCAACATATCATCCTCGGAATCTGTGAGTTTCTTTGAAACAAGCATGTCGTCGTCTTCGGTTAGCATAATGTAATTTTGCAGAACCAATAAAAAATAATGCTCAAATAAAAGAGCACTCGTTCTTTTGTCAAAAATGGAAGACACAATGGTGTCACCAGTTTCACCAGCTTCACGTTTTTTAATATCTGTAAAATAAGGCGTCTCTTTCATTAACAATATCATATTTTGACACTTTATGTTAACATAATTCAACAGTGGCACCAATTGTTCGTCATCATAAAAAGCTCTTAATTTATTATAATAACCACTAATAATATTTTTAACATTTCCTTCATGTCTATCAGAGAGACCCCAATGCTGTGGGATTTGCACCGCTTTATAGTCAACCTTGTTCAGAATAATATGAGGAAAAACCAACAAAAGGTTATCAATATATGTTTTGACGAATTGAATAGAATTATACATTACATCATCTGATATTCCGTACGCAACCGATTTCCATGAGAGAAGAGAATTAATTACGGTTTCAATGTTTTTAACATCGCGCTTAGAAATATTTCCATTTTGAGAGATAAATTCGGCAACATTTTTCTTCATCTTCTCGTTTTGTCCCCCTAAATAGTTTTTTAAATCACGCATCTCGTCCGTGTCTTCTTTTACCGTTAAATCATAAGTGTCAATTATTAATTCTAGCTTATCTCTTAGATTGGACGAAATGACAGAATCCTTTGATAAAACTTCCAGAACATCGCGAATTCTTTGAATAGATGTAGTTACTATTGAATCATTGCCCTGTGCGCGATGTGTTATCATATTTTGCCTATTTGTTACCTGCAATAATCGCAAAAAAGATTTGTTGTCATAATTTCGCCCATCTTGTTTCAGTTTTCTAATTATTTCATTTATGGACTCGTTTCCTATTAAAAAATCAGGTTTGTCGGAACAGATTGCCAATAATTCCTCATCTAACGGAATGTTTGTCTTGAACTTGCACATTTTGATGAATGCGCGATAGATTGTCTCTTCGTTAAAATCATCGCTTACTGGAGGATAAATGTTTTTCGTATTTTCCGAGCAAAACAAAAACGGCGATTTAATAATCGCATGAATATCGTCTATAATCGTTGTTAGGTTTTTTACGATTTCGTTATATAAACCGATTTCATTGTTGGTCTTATTAAAGTAGGAGAGAATGCTTTCCGAGTTATCTTCATTGCAGCAGGCATTTTCCAAGAAAGGGTCATTCGCGGAATTTGTAAGAACCAAACTCTTTTTCGCGACAATATTTTGAATCTTCTCTTGAAGAGAAAGAGAGAAAAGGATAATTTTAGACTCAATCACCAGGATTTTCTCTCGCTGTTTCCTAGAAGCATTCTTGAAATCTTGAAGAATCATCTTTTTGAACTCTGGTGAAATTGACTCCAAGCCATTCTTAATATGATAGGGAACAAGAGGCGGTAAAAAAGAACCCCATTTTGACAAATTATGCTCCACGGGAATATACTCATCCTCCGGCTGTAATAATAAGTAATCAACCTTTTCTTGAAATTTACGAACAACATCCGCATTATTTAAAAAATAAGTCTCAATGAATCCCTTTAGTTTTTCGGAAATCTGTGGTTCCTTGGAAGTCGCGATAACCGACCAGGGATTCGTATCGTCGTCCTTTTTCTTAGACCTAATATGATAAGCCACGCAAGCGATATATTGAAGACCTGACAAATCTCCCGCACCTTCAAGGGGGAATCCGGAGAAGGAACGCACGCATCCGGGGAATGTTTTCCTAGTTTTCAATGAAGGCATGCTTGTTTGTATTCCGATTAAAAATGCACCCATTGTCAAGAAAAGAACAGAAAGATTATAAATAATTTTATGAGTCGGAATGGTTTTCCCCTTTTTTGCCATGGATGCCACTCTTTCTTTATATGCGGCTTCGGAGGGAACCGCCAAGGGCATTGAATTGACAACTATTTTAACTATAAATTCTCTCTGTTGTTCAATGTTTAAACCCATAAATCCCGACAAGGCATTGATAATATTATTAATCATTTTCGTTTCGGGTGTCTCAAACTTTGCGGGTGTTTTAATAGCACCGTTTAATAGCGCGTCTCCCGCGTCTTGTTCCATTACTTCACGACTTTTGATTTTATATCCCTCCTCATAACCCTCATCTATGTCAAAATCTATCTTTCGTATAATAAATCCGCTATGCTCATCCACCCAGGCATCACCATCATCACTGAGTTTACCAATTTCTTTTATAATTGTATCAACCTTTGCCGAATAATTATCCTGATTATTGGCAAAACAACCGGCCAGTGTATATAAAAAAGTGGGCAATAATTTAACGCTAGTTTGAATACAATATCTCCAATGGGGATTTTCTGTAGAAATTGCTTCTCTCGTGAATCGTGTTGAAAACTGAAGTAAATCTGTTTGTTTCTTGATAAAATCGGATTGTCCCATGATAACGCCAAATAGTTTAGAAAATGGCGAAACCGGAATGTCTATTTCCTTGTCCGCTTTTTCATTTTTAATTCCTATGGTAAATTGTTGCGCATTGTATTTAAATTTACGGTTGTTATTTATCATTTTCAAATTTTCCATAATACTAGAGTAATAGTCAACCGTTTTACCCAATTCGGCTTCTAGTGCCTCCTTGGATTTAATATATGTTTTATCAAATTCTTCAACCATTTCCCCCAATGCATTCTTAGTTAAAGAACGCCGGCTCGCGTCTTGTGATTCACATACGGCGGTTTGATATTTCTTATCTACTTCTATGCAGTTTTTCTGAAAATTACACAACATGCTTTGACTATTTGATGAAACAGCTGAATCAATATTTTCGTCTTCCACCCAACGATCGTTTACGCGGACGTAATACTTTATTTTATCTTCCGGCAAAGGCATATAAACAATGGCGTACTCACCCTCTTGAACTTCTTTAAGCCCGGTTATTAATGCTGCCGCGATAACAGGTGCCTCATTTTCGGAGTAAGTATATTTTACCATTAATTTATTTGTTAGAAAATCAAAAAAATCATCCGCGTTCATTTTAATCTGTTCTTTTTGATACTCGTCAAGAATATTGTAGGGCGTTTTATCAAATTTCTTATCAACATACAATTTCTTATCATTGTCCGCAGACAATTCATCAATGCTGTCATACTGCTTTACAATTATATATGTATTGCATGTATCTTTATCGCCGGTCGTTTTATTTAATACGTCTATTTCGTTATCAATGATGGAATTTACGCTTTCTGGCAACATCAAATCAAGATTTTCTAGAGAGACAATAGAATTGAATAAATTCCCCTTATCCACAGAAATAATTTCTTTTAACAATTCAGATGAGGTTCCTCCGCGAACTTCATAACTTTGAAACAAATCCTCCTTTTTTTCTGAAAATATTGCGGTCAAACTATCGGGATTTGCTTGTGAAGAAATAGTGGGGTCATCATATCTATTTTTATACAAACGCCCATCGTCACCCCGTGCTAACATGGCAAAATGTTTACGCCTTTCAATAAATTTTTTATTATATTCTGATATTTTCAATTGAACAAACTCATTAATTTCTTTATATTGCATATAAGTAATATCGGTTGTGTAAACTAAAAACGGTTCCAACATAGAAATCACATCAAAAAAAGAAAGTTTCCCCCGAATATATTTTTTGATCATATTGAATAATACCCTTGTTTTTGGGATTATTTTGTCCAAAAATTGTTCATATATTTCACTTTCCGACATTTCTTTCATTTTGTCGGTTTTCACCAGGAGATAATTTTTCATGCCTTCTAAGAAGGATTCTTCATTAAATTCTAATTCATCTTTGAATTCATCCACAATAACGTTTGTTACGCTTGTTTTTTTGTTTAAAATCTGCCAGTAATTAATAAATATGTTGTTCAGATTCGTTTTTTCCATTATGTTTGTTCCGGGAAGATGAATGCGAGAGAAACGTGCAACGGGTTCCGGCATAGTAAATACCGATTTCAACAATAATGTATCAGGGGGTGTCAATTGTACTTGTTGCGAAATCATTTTACTCCCAGTTAGCTGTGTGGCTTGAAGTCTTTTAAGACCCAGGTTATATTTTTGTATGACAAACCGTTTAGTTTTTACTATGTCATTTTCAACAATGGAGGAATAAAAATCACCGAGATTGTCTATAATAACATTTATGTCGTTTTTAACCATGAATCCAATAATAGTTTCATGTGACGATTCCGGATTAATTTCTCGGAAAGGTACTAATTGCGGGTATAACTCATTCATCATTGTTATATACTTGTTTTGGTCCCCGGGTGTTTCATTGAACCTATACCGATTCATTACATTTTCCATTATGCTAGTTTCTTCCATTATATTCAATGGATTTATGTCTTGATAATCAACATCTTCTTTGGTACTGATATCATAAACTTTCTTTACATTATGTGCAACAGGAAGTAACCAATGTAATACCGTATTGAATGTTTTCAATTCTTTAACAAGCGGTTTCCAGGATGAGTCTTTGAGCAACGCAGAAGATATCACACCCCGTTCATCAAATATAGAAAAATCTTCTCTTAGTTGTTTAAAACGTTCAATAGTTGTATGAATGTTATTAAGGACACTTGTTGTTCTTTTTATGTTGGGTATTGACGAGAGAAGCTCGTCCAATAAATCAGATGTCTGTGTTTCAATATTATATCTCTGTCTGGAGACATCTACGTCCACATATTGGTAAATAGAATCTAACTGTTTTCCAAATTGGATTTCGTCTGCTCTTATAATGAATTCACGGATGGTGTTTTTGACATTTACTGTGGGTTCTAAATATTCGGCCTGGTCCTCGTCTTCGCTCACGTCTTGACGCTCTGTTTTTAAAGGTTCATCACTTGTCGTAGAGTCAGAGTTTACAGTGTCGGCTACTAGTGCCTCGCCTTTCGGTGCCTCGCCTTTCAGTACCTCGCCTGTCGGTGCTTCTTCAACAATTTCGGGTTTTTTACGTATTTCAAATAATTCAATAGGTAAATCTTCAGGAATGCCTTTATATGCAAAGTTTATATATATAATTTCTTTTTCAGGATAAGTGGTGATTTCAATCATATCTTCTTCTAAATTAGTTATCTCACCGGTTATAATCGTGGGTATTTCTCCTCCAAAATAAATATTCAACCAAACACCGGGAAGCAATCCATTTTGTCTGGCATACCCAGTTACGTCGTTACGATAAAGTAATGAAATAGATGTTATTGTGCCATCTCCTAATGTATGGTCCTCGTTAATTTTTATTTTGATAGGTTTTAATGTGGTGGCATCTATCAAAAGCATTTTTGAATCATCCAAGTAATTTACAATAAACGTGTTTTTGTCAAGATATTCGTTCGCGGGGGCTTCTATATTTATTACGTCGCCCAATTGAATAGAAATTCTAGGTGTTTCTTCTGCTATTTTTTCCGGGTTTTCTACAGCTTCTTCAGGATTCAATGACATAAAATCTCCTATATTTATGATAGAAATTTTTATCATTCCTTTTACCAAATAATTCTTATTTTCATTTTG